TCTTTTGTTTGATAACTATTATAGCCTCTTAATGTTTGGAGACTTCTTACTGTTTCCTTGATGCTTTTTAGTTGCGATTTGATAGTTTCAACTACGTTAGCATTGCCTTCGTTAACAAGTTTGTTTGTTCTTACGTGTGTAAGGAACTGTGCCATTTCTGTTGCTTCTTTGCACATATTCATAATACCTGTGCCTTTTGCATCTTCAAATGTTCCACCATGGTTAACGTGCATGGCCATAGCTTTAGCGCCTGCCATATATTTGTATGGGAATCTTGTTTGTTCTTTGTTAGCATTCTCAATAAACAGACTGTGTATATTTCTGCTTCTGGCTCCACGCTTTTCTTCGTTAACACCTTTACTGTGTTTAACAATTAATCTTGCGTTTTCTAATTGTATGTAGCTTGTTTTTACGCTACCAAATGCTCTACTGAATCCTTCTGTCACGCTTTGGTGTGAGAAGTCTTTTGGTTCTATGTTTTTATCAAATCTTTTCACTGTATATTCACCCATCTGTTTATGTACTGCACTCTTAAAACTATCTAACAATGTTTTATTGGCATTAATGTCAAAATCAGCGCCTAGTTGAACTACTAATTCTAACTTATTATTTTCTGATCTTACTGAAATCATCATGTCATGTTCACTAACATAAAAACGTGTTGCAGATTCAGGGTCTAATGTTTTTTCACCAGAGTCTGTAAAAAGTACAACATCATAGTTTGCGCCTTTTATAATATTAAATACTTCTTCTGAAACAGTTGCCATGTTTGATTCCTTGTTGTTCTATATGTATTTATGCCTTTATGCAAATTATAGCATGCTAAACGGCATCGGTTGCATAAAATCGTCATCGTCGTCATTTACTAAGTATTCAAATGCTGATTCCTCGTAGTTGACAATTTCCTGTGCCATGCGTACAACTAATATTAATGACATCACTAAGTCATCATGTTCGCCTTCCTTGGCTGCATAACTATTACCACGTGCAATAAAGACTTTGAGTTCGCCTAATAGGTTTTGGCTTGCTATTTCTAATTTGTCTGTTTCTATCCAGTGTTTTAATTTACTACATGCTGTAAGTTTGCTCTTGTGTGTTGTAGTAAATCCTTTTCTAAACTTACGTGCATTACCGTGTCGTTTTGTTTCGCTTAAAAATGTACCAGGAAAGAACTCTTCACCTGTTTCGGATATAACAACTAATGCGGCTTCACCTAATGTATTGTTTTCTACACTAAAGTATTGTTCTGCTTCGCCATCTGTCTCACCTTCAATATACATTAGTATTTCACGTAGTATTTTAACCTGTCCTTGTACTGTTGTTTTATTATGTTGCCATTCTGCTACTTGTTTCATACCTGGCATTTCATATACTTGTATTGCTGCAGAGTCGCCACCTGTTCCCAAACTAGGATCTAATGCTGACATGTATATTTTGTCTTTGCGTATTGGTCTGTACCAACGCACTTGCCCCATTTTAGCATATGGTTGTTTTGTTTCCATTAACGATAGTTTAATACTGTCAATTAGTGTTTCGTCAAACGCAATGAACTCATTTAAGTGTTCACGTCTAAAACGTTCTTCGCCAATTTTATTACGTTCTTCTTCTGCCCATTCTTCATTTCTGTCTGGATGATATTTCCAATCAGCATTAAAGGCTTTGAATCCATTTTTACCTAATCCAGTTTCTGTATCGTTTCCAAATTCATCTTGGGCTTTTTCTGCCTCTCTATAAATTTGTGCAAATTGGTCATCATCCTGGTTTGGTGTGCTTGTAATAATACATTTACCACCAGTTGATAGTGTGGGTGATAGTGCTGTCCAAAATTCTTTGGCTATGTTAGGACGCACAAATGCAAATTCGTCCAAGTATGCTAATGATATACTCAAACCACGTCCAGTATTTTCAGTAGTTGATTGTGCAATAATACGTGAGCCGTTATCAAATTCTAAACTACCTTTATTGTAGCTTGTAACACCTGCACGTATAAAATCTGGAAGTGTTTCATATGCAAATCGTATACGTTGCATAATTTCACTAGCACCTGAATATTTGTGTGCCGCTATAAGAATAGTTTGGTCAGGAACAAACATAGCATACCATAATAAGTATCCTGCTGCCGCTGTTGATTTACCCATTTGTCTACTTACTAATGCAATACTGTATCTATTGTAGTGATAACAGTCTACAAGTTCTTTTTGGTATTCAAAAAGTTCAAATTTTACACGACCTTTAGTTGGATGTTGAATCCAACAATGGTTTATCATAAAGTATTTTGGATCTTCAGCACACTTGGCTAACTCCATTAATTCTTCTGGAGTGAATTTTTCTTTTTGATATGGGGTTTTTGTTAATTTAGTATCTGCTGTACTCATAATACTATTTAGCCAAGAAAAACGGCGTAGTTAATTAAAACTACACCGTTTATGTTCACCGGGGGAAGGTTAACTTTTATTGTTCTTTTTTAGCTTTGTAGGCTTCTTTAAGATCTTCTACTGTATGTTCTTTGATTCCTACTTTCATGCTTTCAGCATCTAAGTATCTTTTTAAACTTAGGTTAACGCTTTGTGCAAGGTCATATGGCTCAGCATATACTGTAGCTTCTTCTTCAGCTGCGCCTTCTGGTGTATTTGCCCATTCGTTTAATTTTTCACTAATTGCTTCTTCTGATAAACCTGCGTTTTTCATCATAGTAACTAGTTGTGTAGTATCCATTGTTGGAGACTCTTCTAATTCTTCTTTGTCGTTTTCGGCTACTGCTACTTCTTCGAGCTCTTCAGTTTCTTCAACTTTATCATCTTCGTCATCTTTTTTAGCACCTTTTTTAGAAGCTAACATTTTTGCAAATGCGTCTTTTTGTGCTTGACTTTGTGCTTCTTCAAGCTCTTCTGCGTCAGTATCTGCTTCTTCAGATTCTACTTTGTATTTTTTACCGTCAACTTCAAATTCTTTTTTACCAGATGCTTTAGCTTTTGCTAATTCGCCTGAGAATTCATTGCCTTCATTTGGAGCTTCTTCTAATGAATCTGGAACACCGTTGCCGTCTTTGTCTCTCCACCAATCACCTTTTTCATCATCACAATCATGTGAACAATCTGTAGTTGGTTGATGCATTGTGTCGCCACAGTCTTTACATTTGTAGTCTGATGCTTTTAAATATGCTTCGTCCATGTCACCATTCATATCATTGTGTCTACGGAAGTCTGCTACGAAATCTTTAATTGTATCGCCATCTAAATAACGAATTAATTCGTCAAGTACTGGATGATCTGAATCACATCCTAGTTCATCGCATAAATCTAAAATTGGATCTGCAAATTCACCAACTGCTTCTTGTGCCACTGGTTTCATTTCTCTTTGTGTTGCTTCAGGAGCCGGGCTTGGTGTTTTTTCAACCGTTGCTTGGCTACCAGCAAGTTTTAATATTCTGTCTAATTCACTCATTGCCTTTTTCCTTTTCTTTACGTAACTTTAATAGTTCTTTAATTAATGAAGCATTATACTCATCACCTGACATGTCCTTTGCAGGAACCTCTTCTGGCTCAAAGTGTTCTTCTTTTTCATCTACATCTGTTTCGCCATCGCCTTTTACTTTTAGTACGCCATCTTTCAACCCTAACATGTTTCCAATTTCATTTTGAATTTGGCTTGCTGTCGCAATTCTGTTTGTTGAAAATTCATACATATATACTTCATAACCTCTATGTTGAGGGAAGTCTCTCGGCGCACTTTGTAGCATAGTTTTCTTTTCAGCACTAAGTCCTTTAGAGTCGTATTTGTTTAAGTGCTTCTCTATGCGATCGCATTGTTCATCAGTTAATTGATGAACCGTTTTAATACAGAAATTCCATGTTTTATCAGATTCTGCTAGATATTGTGTAAATGATTTCATAATGTCTTCTCCATAATACTATTTATCATCGTTCTTCATTTTATTCATTATTTCTGCTAACAGTTCTGATCTATCTCCGATAATACGACCTGTAACTTCTTCTGTATCTTCATCTGTTCCAAGTTTATCTTTTACATATGCATCAGTTTTCTTTTCTTCTTGCTGTATTCGTTGTTGACGCATTTGTAGTTCAATCATTTTCATTTTTTTGTCCATTTTAGCTTGTTTGGCCTGTAATGCGGCCGCAAGCATCTTACTTGCACTATCAAATATTGGCGCAGCATGTCTATCTTCTACATTTCTACCTAAGTCTACTAAATCATCAAATGTTGCCATAGCCTTTGTAGCATATGCATCCATTTCTCTGTCAAGTTCTTCCATTCCTGTTACCATAGGAAGTGCAGCATCGGCACGTTCGGCAATGCTTAAATCATCTTTATATTTAACTATTTCGTTTTGGGTTTCTTCGACAGTTGGCTCTGATTCTTCTTCAGGTTCAACATCTGGCATTAGTTCTTCAATTGATGGTAAGTTAAATTCTTCTTCTAATTTTTTTGTCATTTCTTCCTCTTTTTAGAACGAGTAGGTTTATTAAAAATTTGATGTTCGGTTATTACTCTAAAACCCATTCCTTGTTGTTTGCACCATGCTCTTGCTGACTCCCATTTAGCATGATTAACTACTGCTTGAGCTTTATCCATTTGTGTTGTAGCTTCACCTAATGTTTGCTTTGCTGGTTTTATCTCAACCATTTCTGCATGGTTTCCGCCGCCTGCATCCTTGTATACCATTAGTAAATCTGGAACATATGTTGATGCTTTACCTGTTAATGGATTTCTATATGGAATTCTGTGTGTTTCACTTCCCCAACCTATTACGGCTGGATGATTGTCACACATACGAAATACTGCTAGTTCCCATCCGCTTCTGTATCGTGGTGCTTTTTTACCTAAGTATTTACCTGGGTTAGAAACCTCGTAAATACCTTGCATGTATTTCTTAGGCATTGAGTCTCCTAAGTGCTTGATATATCTCTGATGTCGTATCCTTCGTACACAAATGTAAGTCTATATTGTACAAGGCTACTATCTGAGTAATCTAATGTATCTGCGTCTATTGATGTAATAACTGGATTATATACAGTTATTTTGTTAATTGACTGGTTATCGCTTCTTATGATATCTAATGTTTTGATAAAATTTCTATCTCGTTGTAATTTAAATCCCGCATCCTGTGTTTCGAAATTATCAGTTGGATCAATGTTCATGGGTCCTGCAAAATAATAGTTTGAATATTCTTTTAAGAAATTTTGCAGGACCGAAGGAGAATGTATATCGTATGCGGTTAATATTATTGGAGAATATTCATAGTTTGTCTGAACTATTCTCTTTTTGTTATATGCGTTCATTGTTACAGATGACGAAGTCCAACTTGGCATTTGAATACTTAATACTTTATCCAATGCCAATGTTTGAATTCCATTACCATAGAAAAGACCGGGGTTGGTGTCGCCAATATAGTTTAGGCTGGCAGTAAAATTAAATTTATGCCTTGGAACCCCTTTGACTACTTGCTTTGCGCCAGTGCCTTGGTTATACTTATCGTATGCGTAGTTAGTTCTCATCTGTAACTCTTGAACTGATTAGTTGGCCTAAGCCAACTAAATCAATTTAACCTACGTCTGAAAGTAAATCGTCGTCGCTAGTTTCAAGTGTATGTGCTGCATTATCATAACGAACTTGCATAGTTACTTGTACCATGTCACTTGTTCCATAGTTAAGATCTCCATACTGTACGTTTGAAAGATAACAACCAGCTAATTCCCACTTATCAAGTACGTCTGCTTTAGCTGTACCATCGAGGATTTCAATTTCCATATTAAATTTATATGATAATCCTGATATTGTTCCATCATCAGAAATGCCAGCGCCTTGTGTATTATGGTCTAATTGGTTGTTTAATTGTTGTCCAATTAATTTAATTACGCTTGAATTCACGTCATCACGTAAAACAATACTGATTGGTTCCCAGGTATGTTTACCTGCAATATATGATTTTGAGTTATATGAATCAACAATAACTTCTTCATGTGTAATGCTTGGACGTCCTGCACTAATTACGTTCTGTGTTGAACTAGTGCGATCTGCAGCAACGCTTCCCATTCCTGTGAAGTTAACACGGAAACGGTATTGTAGTTTTGGCATCAACGCCGCGTTTTCACTAGCAGCCGAAGGTACACCAAATTGATTTAAATTTACAGCCATCTTTTTCTCCTTAATAAACTGTTGTAGTTATATACTATATGTATTTATCATAATTGACAAAAAATAAAGGCCACCTTTTAAAAAAAAGCAACCTTTATTAAATTTAGTCGTATATAGCTACCTTTTAACCAAGTTCGCCAGTATTTACAATTCTAATTGGAATGTAAATAAATTCTGCTGACTTAGTAGGTTCAATTGCAACATCAATCCAAAATTCATTTGCATCGATTCTTGCTGCTGTATTGTTTGTTTCGTCACATACTACTGCAAAGTCTGTTACACCTCTTGTTTGTAACACACCTGACATAAAGCCATCAAATGTTGCTTTTGCATTTGCTCTTGTGCTTTTGTCATTTGGCTCAAACAAGTAAGGTCTTGCTATTACGGCAAAACGTTCTCTTAGGTATGCTGTTAAACGTGCCACGTTAACACGATCAAGTGCTGATGCACCTGCATGCAATGTTTTCTGTCCAAATACAACTACGCCCTCTGCCGGGAATCTTGCAATTGGGTTTAATTTGTTTGAATACATTGTGTCTCTGTGACCTTGTGTAAGTGATACTCCTACAAACTCGTCTTCGTTGTTTAAATAACCCACACCTGATGCGTTTTGTACAACACCACGTGTTAAGCCTGCTGGTGCAAACCACTGGAAGCTCACGTTATCACTAAATGCATATGTATATAATGCCATGTGTGATGCTGGAGCAACAACACTATCACCTGTAGAAGGGTTAGTTGTTAATGCATGTGGATAGTAAACTGCACTGTAAGTATTTTTAGTTACTAAGCCTGCTTCTCCATTAGCCGAAGCGCCTGAACCTTGTACCCAAGTTGTTGCTTGTGCTGGTGTTAAACGGAAAGGTGCGTCAACGATAACAAAACCTGTTTCATTTCTGTCACTGTTTAGTGCTACCATTTCGTCTGTTAGTTCAGGATAACCTGGAGCTGCTATTAAGCTAAATGCTACTGTTTCTGCTCTGTGATCAGATGCTGCTGCACTTGCTTGCATTGCCGCTACTACTACTGCTCTTTGAGCATGTCTACCAAATGAACCTGATCCATCTGCTTGTGCTGGTGCGTGGTTTCTCCACTTCCATGCTGTTGTTAATGAACTGTCGTATTTTCTTACAGTACCACCTGAGTGACACATGTTAATAGCTGTTGTTCCAACTGGATGTAATAATGGATTTGCGCCAATAACTACTGTTTCAAACTGACCTGCTGCTGTGTCATTTGGTGTAAGATCACCAAATACAACACCTGCGCTTGTG